CTTCTAGGGTCATGTTTAATTCTCCGAATTATGATTTATTTAATCTTTTCAAAAATGTGCATCTATTTTTATTTAAATTCAATGTTGACTATCGATAGCTAACTTAGCAAGTTTTCTGTGTTGAGCAGCTAACATTTGTGCACGATAACCCAAGCCATCTCGGCCAATACTGTACATGTGCGCAGCATATTTTTCATTACCATCGGCCATTTCCGTGTGTGTTTTACCTGCGCGTTTTGCTTCAGCATTGCGTAGAATAGCTTCTGAGGGCGCAACGGGAAGATTCTCTAAAAGCATATTAATATATGCTTCGGAAATTAGATTTAATTCTTTATTCATTTGATAGCTTCTAATAATTGTTTAAATAACTGAATCTTACGCGCTTCTGTGAGAACTTTTCTGTCATAATCGTGTTTAGCTTTTGCTGCTATATCTTCAATGATTGCTTGACCTTTTGAGTCAAGATCATATTCTCTGCCTTCCATAATACCATTAACAATGCATCCGGGCCCAGATGGATCGGATACAGCATCAACGGCAGTTAGAAAATAATCAGAACCTACTTGTTTAACACCATTGGCTTCGGTAATAGAGCCAGCACCTCGAGTAGAAACACCTACATTGACACCAGATTCAAGAAGACCCTTTAGAATAGAGCCCATTGGTGTATTTAATACCTTAGCTTTACCAATCCAAACGTTGCCATCCTGCTTCATTTCTGTAATCATATGCGTGGCGCGTTCATAATCAATATTCAACCGTGGGGGATGATTCATCTCACCAAGAGCCCGCGAATTCTTAATATAGTCTGTATCATACTTACCAATAGCAGCTTCAAGAATTTCTCTCTTATAGATGCGACCATTTTTATTCTTTGATTCTGCTACTGCAAAGGGGCCCTGAATAAAAAGATTCTTCTTACCGTCGGGTCCTGCCTCCATCAAAAGACTTAGCGGATCATTAATAATTTCGGTCAGGAATTTCATTTTGTTATTCTCTTAGAATTGTTTTTGAGCAGAATAGCCAGATATCTTGCGAACTCTAAGAATCAGAGTTCCCAATGCTACCATGTTAACTACGATATCGGATCCAGGATTTTCTGCAACTGAGCCTGTATTAACAGAACCCATATTGTAGTCAAAGTTGCCATTAATTTGGAATGCAACTACTGCGTTTCGAGTCACAGTAGTATCACCCGAAGATGTAACCGATACAGAATCGATTGAGGCTGCTGGAGTACCGGTGACTGTTTGTCCAGTAGAAACCAAAGAAGCTAAAGTAAGTGTATCAGCACCCGAACCAGTCCACTTTATAATTACTTCAGTTGGTGTAGCTTTAAGAATTGTTTTAACGAGTGCCATATTTTACTCTTATTTTTTACCAAAATCGGAATTATACTTTTTGCGAGCTTCCAAATCTTTCTTTACAGAATCATCGTATTGTTTTTCTGGATTCTTATCACCAATTGATTTAAAAGAAAGAACATTACCATGCTTATCTTTCTTAACGGATCCAGCAACAACTGCTTCATTGGTATTTTCATCTTCGTCAGAAAATGTAACTACTTCAATTTCCGCTTCATTGGCAAATGAATCAAGAAGATCAAAAGCTTTTTGATTCAATATTGATGTTAGATCAGATTTTGCGGCTTCTTGATCTTGTTGAAATTTATCTAGAAAATTCATGAGTATGTCCCTATAATTACTTATTGTTATTTATTGCTGCTGAGCTTGCTGAGGATTTGGATCGGGATTATCAGCAGCAATTTTTGCTTGTTCTTCTGCTTCTTTATCCATTTGTTCGACCATAATATCAGTTTCTTCTGATGAAAGTTTTAACATATTTCTCATGATATATTCTTTTGAGAAATATTTACCAGAATATACATCAGCAATCTGAACATTTTGAAGCCGCTCACGTAGCATGTCCGATTCTTTTAGTTCTGCAAAGAAGTTATCCTTGGCATAACGAAACCGTATATTTTCTTTAATTAGAGTCCAATCTTCAGCTGAAGCAATACCCTTCAGAAGTAATTGAGTCTTTAGTAAATCAAAGAATAGATTATTAAAACGCAACCGAAGCTTGTTGATAAACTTAGCAAACTTAATTTCGTCACGAGTAATTTCGTTACTTCTGCCAAGGTTAAAAGAACCTTGTCCTTGTTGTAGACGAGACAACGGAATATTAAGCGACTGATAAAGTTTTTGTTGGAAATATTGAGTATTTTCTATCGCGGCGAGCGAGCTGCTGCCATCTAGAGTAGTAATTTCCGTACCATTACCACCGGTTGTTCTTGGTAGGAAGAAATCCTCAAGAATAGACTGGTGAGCTTTTGCATCTTTCACAGTACCTGTATTTACATCATATACTTGCTTATTCTTGTACCGAGCCATAACATCTTTGATATATTGTTCGGCTTTAGTGCGAGCCATACCAGAAGTGTCGATATAGAATATACGGCGCTGTGGAGCTCGAGTCAGACGGTAAATAACATCCGAATCTTCCATCATACGAAGTTGATTCAGGGGTCTGATCGCTTTGTGCAAATATGAAATAACCATATTTGAATTTCTATCAATCAAACCAGAAGTAATATAAGCAATAGATTCGGGGGCAATTTTGATACCTTGCTTCTGATCGCCTTGTCCAGCAATACCAGAATTTTTTTGAGTATCAGTATAGATATAATAATCAGATTGACCGGTGACTAAAGAAATACCAGTTTTTGAATCTATTTCTTTCTTAATCTCGATGATTCGTTTTAGTTTTGCTACATCAATCGGCCGAAGTTCTTTGATACCATCTTTAGTTTTATCTTTATCAATAATCTTATGATAAGCTACTCTACCATCGATATACCAATTTCTGGCAATATCTGGGCCGATAGACTGAAACTTTAATAAACCCAAAATGTTTTTAAATTCATCTGTGATCGCTTCTTTAGTCTTCTTTGAATATTTTTCATCAAATTCTTGATCAAAATCAATAGATAATAATTCTTCATTCTCATCGATGACCATAAACTCATCTACAATTTCTGATATAGCTAAGTCAATATCTGAAACTAAAGAAATTTCACGGTATTTTGAGACTAATTCTACCTCATTTTTAATTGAGGATGGATCTAAGTCAACTGAATATGAATTAAAGCCGGCACCAGATCCGGCGGCTACTTCTAAGCCGCCTTCAATATTTGATGCCGGGACAAAAGATTTGGATTCAACATCTTTATTCTTATTTTTAGTGATGTTGAAACCAAAAAGACTCAAACCATTAGAATCAGTAGCCATTTAATTAACGAATTTGAGCATCACCGGATTCAACTGTCCAATAGTCAACAGAGAATTCAACATTAAATTCTTCAATTTGAGAAACTTGACCAAAGTCCAGAGAAATTTCAGAAATATTAGTTGGAAAACAATTATGAAATTTATATTTTCTGAGTTCAATATCATTGCGATCTAATTGTACAACTTCCATTGGTACTACGTATGAAATTGGTACAACGGCACCTGCTGTAGAAGCATGTTGTAAGATGCCAGCAGACCAAGTTTCTAGAGCTTTACGAATTAAAAAGTTAGAATCATTGAGCACTCGGACTTGCCAATTTTGAAACTGTCGCTCGCCTGCTATTTTAACTGTTCTTCCCCTATATGGTACATCGATCGACTGTATCGTTGATGCAGGTAAAGAAGTTGCTGTACACATGAATACGGCAGAAGCCGCAGCACCACTGGCACCCCCGAGATTTTGAGGGAAAGCCAGATTAACTCTGAACTGTGTTGGGCGCGCACCACCCTGTGTTAAGAATGCGCGAAAGTCATCTATTCTAGCCAAGATCTATTCTCCTTGTGTTTGTTTATTTATTCTCGGTTTTCTTCTATTAAAGTAGGAAAACCGAAAATTCTTTATCCGTTATTTTAATTATTAAACAGTAGCTGCAACTTCGAATGTTACATTTGGTCCGACGGCTACAAAGTTTAATGTGATAAAATTTATTGAATAATTAGGACGGATCAAGATTGTTCCAACAAAATTATTAGTGGCAACAACCTGCGGGGTGTTATTTGTTTCATCACAAATAACTTTAAAGTCCTGCACACCACGCCGACCTTTTACATCACGCAAGAATGGCTCAACCGAAGCAACGAATTGGAGCCGTGTGATCGCATCATTTAATTCAAACAATTGATATTTAGCAGAATTTGAAATAGATTTTTCCAAGATTAAGAACAATCTACGAACATTAATACGATCAAATGCGCTTGGTTTTGTTGTAGCAGTTTTATCACCAAACAGAATAGTGCCTTTACCAACTTGGTTAATAATTGGATTAATAGCGGCAGGGTACAATTGATCGCGTTCTGCTAAAGTTGGGTTCCAAGATAATTTAACGGCACCCTTGATTTGACCCTTAGTCATACCGGCAGGAGAAGACCATGTATCATTTGTAGCATCAACCTTGGCGCATAGACCAGCAGTATCAGCATTTAAAGCAATCCAACGATACTTGTCATTGTACTTGTCATACATGTATTTGTAACCAGAGTCGATAACTGCATAAGAAGAATCGAATGTTTTGAACGCCTTAGCATCAGTAATACGAGTTGGGCTTGTACCAAAAATAGGTGAGCCTGCTTTACTGATTGACGTAAATGCTACACAATCTCTACGGACGTCGGCAATATTATTAACAACATATGCAGACAGAGTTTCTGAAGCATTACCCGATACCAATAGACTAATATCATATGTTTGAGAATCCAAGAATAGATCCCAGCCAAGTTGCATTTCACCTTCTGTGACTATGTCATCGTCGACACCCCCAGAAATAGTGAATATCAAATCTGCGGGTGCCAATGGATTTAATGGATTTAAAGTTAACAAAGCAAATGTTGTATTTGCTGCAGTTGTACCCCAATTTGTGCCATCGAGATCGTGCGACAACCAGTATACATACTGAGAGTGGTTACTTAGTACTGTAACATAGTAATTACTCATGCCTTGATAAGAAATAGCATCCGATGCTTTTGACAAGAATTCATATTTTTCCAAGACAGAACCTGCAGTTCCTGAAAACTTACCCAAAGCATCAATAACGATAACATGAAGTTCATCGTCAGATCCGCCTTTACCTGTAGCAAAATCGGAAGTTCCGGGAGCAGCAGAAAAATATTGTTTATATTCCCATGTTGCAAATGTAGCCGAATCTGCGATTGAAATTTTCAGACCGTTGTATTTTGAACCTGGATATCTAGCAGCAAACTGACCCCATGTGACCACACCATCTGAATGATTGTCGACATAATCATCATAGTTAGAAATTAATAGTGGTGTGCCAGAAACAGTAGCATTTGATGCAGTGGCGCCAACAGTTCTAACAACCCACATAGCATTTGTGTAAGATAAGAAGTTTGCTGCTGCAAAAAAATGTGAAGCTGTATCATCATTTGGTGCACCAAAAACCTGCACCAATTCACCCTCATTTGAGATTAACATTGGTGACATAACTGGGCCATTTGTAAATGCACCTACATAAGCACCAATTGTAGTAGATAGTCCCACTGTAACTGCTGATGTGTCTTTTTCGACTACTTGTACACCTGGTGATTGCTGATAAATTGCCATATTTTTACTCCGGTTTAAATTCTATAGTATTATTTAATAAATTAAAGAAAGTCCGAGATGTCTCGTTCTCTGACTTGATTCTTTTTCTTTCTGAGATTTTGAATTCTCTTAAAAACGTTGTTCGCTTTGATGGGAAGTTTAGGACCTTCGACTCCAGCTGTAACGCTTGGAGTCGCCACAGCAGCTCCATCTTCGGTTAATTCATGTTTGTTTTTCATAATTGCTCTAACGTATTTAATAAATCAAAATCCACGGAATTCTTATCGGCCGTCATTTTTAAAAAGTACATAATAGTTTCGGTTAAAATTCTATTTTCTTCGAGAGTTTTATATCTAATAAGATCTACCGCGCGTTCACAAAAACAATTAGAAATTATGACTATATGATTTATACATATTCTAAGTTTTATACCATCTCTGTCCTTAGAATACTTTAAAAGCATAGAATTCAAATAACCAAACCTTTTTAAATCTGCATCAAACTCAGTAGTTGAGATCATCCTAGGATTATCATAAGCTTTGAATGCACATAATAAAAAATGTTGGTCATTGTGGATCATTAAACCATTCCGTATAATGAAATCACATTCCAAGTAGAATTTGCCCAAATTAGGGTAATTGTGGCGCCTGATGCTACATAAGTATATATAGTCGGAATTCCCTGCAGTATCACTTCTAATGTACCAGCAGCCGTCGAAATTAGAATAATTTCTTTTGTATCTGTACCAGATGCTAGTGTGACCGTGCCAGAAATTAGTACGATATCTGATGTGGGGGCAGCTGCCGTACCATTCGATACTGTAACAATCCGTGTATTTACAAGACTAGCTACTTGACCCAAAGTTGCAAATTTATTCGCGCCAGTTTGAACTATGGGCAGTATATCGACTTTAGATAAAGATACGGCAGGGGTAAATTCAGAGATTTTAGTATCAGCCATTATTCACCAATAATTTTATCTTTGTCATCGAGTTCAAATTCAACTACTTCACCGAGAATTTTTTGTTTCTTCTTTGGCTTTTTATTTACTTCTTCTTTAATTTGTTTTTGAACTTCGGTAACAACTTGTACTACTTCTTCTACGATCGGTTGCATAGGTATTTCCTTAGGAATAGTTGCAACTGTGGCTGCTAGTGCAGCTTCTTCTTGCGCAAGCAATGTTTTAAGATTACGAAGGGAAACTAGAAGTTCCCCATTCTTCGAATTAATCCAACCCTGTTCGGTTGCCTCAACAGTGGAACACCACCGTGGTTTTGAATTTGCATATGACATATTAATTACTTTCCTTAGTTTTGGCGCCGTTCACTATAATTTTTGCAATTGATGAAGCATCAACTTTATTACCCATCATTTTCTTAACTTTACCTGTACCTTGAGGTGCAGTACCATTAATTCCTGCATGTTGGCCGATTGCTCCTGCGCCACCACTTATGTTTTCTACCACATATTTAACTTCAGTTAAAGTAAGCAATTCACCTGTTTGTTCGAGATGTTCACGTTGAAATTGCTTATATTTTTTGGCAGAATCTGTATGAAGATCTGAATATTCTTTACTCACAAGTTTATGCGGATAATATGCTTCGGTGCCATTTTTGTGCTTGACCGTGGTTAATGTATGACCAATCTTGGTTACTTTGCCGGTCATTGTAAGAGCTTTGTCAGTAGGTGATGTAGCATAAACAGTATCGCCTACTTTATGGCGTGGCTTTTCTGTTTTTACTACCTCATCCAAAGTATCTTCACTTATATTACCCCCGTGCATTACACTGTACCCTGTTTTTAATGTACCATTTTTAAGTTGTTTATTACGTAATGCTTCTAGTTTATTTAAGTGAGCTCTGTGATCTTTAGCAGATTGCTTATTTTCTGGTGTAGGATCAGTTTTGGCAAGTTTCTCTGCTTTGATTGTTCTGTTGCTATGAGCATTTACCTTTTCCCAAGTAGCACGTTC